ATGTCCCAGCACCAGTATCGGTTGTGATGCTAGTCGAACCTTCGGCTATCGTGCCACTGTCGTTGACAAGATAGTCGCCCGTGCCGTCATCAGTGCCCGAAGTGTGCTGCGGCCACATCGTATTCTCCATAACATCGGAGAACCCAAACGTGTTGCTGGCGACCCGGCCCTCTTTGTAGTTCTTACCAACATTCGTCTGGTCGTTGTACAGAGCCTTGATGGTATCGACCAAATCCACATTATCTTGCGTGGAAAGGTTTAGGGTCCGCTCGTCGTATGGTGCCAGGTTGTCCGTCAACACTTTGCTCGCGTTGAGAACATCCGCGACGGTAATCGTCGCACCAACGTCTGTGATATGGTTGGCGACTTGTTTGTACATCGACATCGCATCCGATTCGATATTCGCCGCTAGCACCGACATGGCCGGTGCGAGAATGCGACTGGAAAAGTCGTCCAAGTCCATAGTCAAATCGTCACTGGTGAAAGTCGTGTCCACGCCTTTCTGCGTGGCGACCTGTAGGGTGACGCTGCTTTCCACGATATCCTGAATGGAAATGGCGGCTCCCGACCTTACTGTATATTGGTTCGGAAGACGTATTTTCAGGCTATCGCCGATTTTAGCACCACTCTTTGCGAAGCTGTCATCGTATTGACGATTGATTGTCGACACGAAGTTAAGCTTCTGATGGAGGATCCTCAAGGCTTCTCGAGTCACCGCCGTCGGCGTCAGAAGTGTATTTGCCATTTAATCGGTTCCTTAGTTACAGCGATGGCGCCTTACTGTGTTGCCGCCTTCGCCAGTTGGCTGTTGCGGTGCCTCATCCATTCATCGGTCGACATTTTCTCCGGGTCTCTTTTTCCGCTCTGTCGGCGGCCCTTGACCTTGGCGACGGGTTCTTGTGTCACCGGCTTGGCCTTGGCCGTTTGTTTTGCCAACATCTCGGTTAGAACCATTGAATCGTGAATCAACTTTACATGAACGGGGTTCGACACCCGTGACAAATCGGCGTCCGAAATCCCGATCGATTTTCCATATTCGCGGGTTTTCTTAGCCATATCGTCGTTCCAGCCGGGAATCTCCTTAACTAGAACCGCTTGGCCTTGTTCGATAATCTTGGCGTGTTCGGTAGCACGCTGACTTTCGAGGGCGTATTGGGCTTGTTGGAGTCCGGCCACGGCTTGCTGGCGATTTTCCTGCAAGTCGCGTTTCTGACGGTCCAGCTTCATCGCTTCCACCGGGTCGTCATTATAGGCTTTGTCCCAGTCCACCTGGTCGTAACCAGCTAGTTGTTGATCCAACGCCTTGATCGTCGTCGCGTGGTCGAGATGCTGGATTTGCAACTCGGTCTGTTGCTGAAGCGTTTCGGTGTTAGCCTCCAGCTTCCGCTTTTCGTCCGAGATATCCTGCATCTTCTTGGTATAGTCGGATTGCCGCATCAGGGCTTTTTCCAACTCGGGCGGGACGCTGTATTCTTGTCCGTCGTACTTCACATCGACAAGAGTAGCTTCAGGCTCCTCGTCAGAGTGTCCATCCTCGGTTTCTTCGACGCCTTCGGATTCGACCGGCGTGTCCTCGGCAGCGGCTTCTTCCGTCGCTTCGGGTGCGGACTCGACAAGTCCCTCTGGCTCTGCACTAGGCTCGGCTGTCGGATTATTTGTCTGGCCATCGTCCATCAGATAAATCTCCTAAATAATTGAGTGGGGTTGAAATTCAGGCATGGCGGGGCTTTGTAGCTGGTTCTCTTCAGCTTTCATTACCGCCTCCATTCGGTCGGTCTCCGCCTTGTACTTGTCGACCTCGACCTTGCTCGCGTCGATGACGTTCTTCTGTTCGACAAGCTGGCGGTCTTTTATCATTGATTCGATCTGCGCGGCTGCCTGTTGCAGTTGTTGCTGCATCTGCATCAATTGCGCGTCGGGTTGCTGGACGTTCTCAGGTAACAGCTTTTGAAGCCGTTCGGCTATCTCGTCGGCGCCGGGCCAGTCCAAATTCTTGGCAACGATGTCGCCGATGAACGGTGCCGCTTGCGGGAACGCCCGCAGCAGTTCGATCATCTGTGTCGCCGCCTCTTCCCGCTGCGTGGTGAAGCTCGGACCCGCCTTGACGGTAACGTCGTATCGCCCGGTCGTCAGGTCGAATACTCGCGGCTCCTCGTTGGGCATCTCTATCGGCTGGTTGACGGGAACCGTCTGCGCTTCCTGATCCTCGCCCAGCACCCGGATAATCCTCGCATCGTTGTAAACGTGAGGAATCAGGTTGACCAGTATCCGCCCGGCATGGCGTATGGCCCGCGACATATTGTCGATGTAGTGGAAGGTGGAAACGTCAGACTCCCGCTTTCGGGAATTGATCGCCACGCCCGACACCTCGTTCGACCGCTGTCCTATACTGGCGTCGAACATCCCCATCACGGACTTCATGTCGTCCGAGGAGTTGAGCGCCTCTTGCAGCGCTCCGGCTGGTACGCCAGCGAACGGTTGCCGTTGCGGAGGCACCGCGCCGTCATACTCGATGTGCGAATGCGTGGCCGTGTTGGCCGTCGCCCACTTATCGGCGTCGGTGTTGAACGCACCGGACGGCCCGACCCACGGAGCCTTGGGACTTAACGCGACCAGTTCAGCGGTCGCCGTCCGCCAGAAATTGTACATTTGCTGGCTATCGCGGGCGAAGTGAATCAGGGAGTGGAAATAGCGCTTTTCACCGACCACTACCTCCTCGCCGTATACCGGGATGATTGGTATGTATTTCCCGGCCCATTCCTTCTCGGACAATATATCGCCGCCGGTCATCAGCCGCTGCTTAACCTGGTGGCTTTTGCTGGGCCGTGTGGTGTTAACCGTAATTCCGTTGATCTCGTAATAATCGCGCTGCTTTTCGTAAACGTCGGCGTCGACCACCTCGCCGTTGGTCAACAGGATGATTTCCTTCTCGACCTCGTCGCGGGTCCAGTATTCCGCCACCCGGACTGAGTCGTCGGCAAACCATACGCTGTCCCGCATATCCTTGGAATCGGCCTTGAAGTCGGCCACCTCGGCGTCAGGGTACTGCCGCTCGAAGTCGTCCTTCGGCAGTAACTCGGTTATAAACGCCACGTTCCAGTCGCTGCTATCGACCGCCGTCGAGCGAGGGTCACGGTAGACCGAGAACGGGTTGCTGATGCGGTCTATCTTCAAATCCATCTCGAAGGTGTCGTCTTGTGCGAAATCCACATCGACGCGGAAGTAGCCAAAGCCCATCGATACCGCGAAATCTATCGCCGTGTCATACGCCGCGTCCGCATTGCTACTGACTTCGATGTTGCGGATTAGCCCGTCCAGTACCTTGGCCGTGCCTACATCGGCAAAGCTGTCCACCGGGTGGACCCGTATTGACGGCTTGTTCTGCCGACTGTCGTTGACGACCTGGCGGATGAACGTCGGCATTCGATTGATTGTCAGGCATGGCCGCCGTTGGCGCTCGCGCTCGCGCTTGACATCTTCCGGCCACTGATCGCCCATGCGGGCGAACTTCAAGTCGCCCATCGCCTGTTCGCGGTTTTCCGACTCGGCCTCTTCGCACTGCTCGAAGGCTTCCATCGCCTCTTCCAGAATATCGTCTTTCTTCGCCATCACGCCATCCATGATACGTTGTTGTCGACGTTCGCCTGTTTCGGCGCTCTCTGAATCATTTTCGGGAATAGTTCCGTAAAGCCCCAAACGAGGGCGTCCACCCGGTCTGGTGAACCCTCGCCGTCATACCCGGCAGCCGTCATCCGGCACATCTGATCCTCCAGTTCGGGGAACGTGCCGATGTGGCTCACCTGGCCCAGGTCATATAGTGCCGAGATCGGTTCCGCCCTAACGTGCTTTCCTCGGGTGGCGCGCACCTCGATGATCCGCAAGCCTGGGCGAACGCTCTCAAGCGTATGCCGTACCATATCGCCGCCTTGGTTTACCTCAATCACTACTGCATCGGCCTCGTATTTATCGTGGGTCATCACGACCCGTTCCGCCCATTGCCTCGGCGTTCCCTTTAGGCTTACGTCTTCAAGAACGTAACCCCGTCTGTCGGCACCCATTGCACATACAACCACTCCATGCTGGTCGGCGCCCGTGTCGCTGCTTACCGCCGGATCGACCGCCACGACTATTCGTTCGAGAACTGGCGCTTCGCTCCGTCGTCCCTGATGTAGCGTCTGCCTGTGCCAAATCGCGCCTACGGCTGTCGGTTCGTATTCCCCAAGCCAAATGTGCGCGTAACGGTCAGGCTTGCTGCGCCTGTCAAATTCCCGCTCCTGCTCCAACTCGTCTGGAAAGAACGGGTTCTGATCATAGTTTACCTTATGGACTATTACGTCGTCCGGCACAAGCATCCCTCTGAAACGATCATCGACCGGGTCGCTGGAGTGGCGAGGGTTCCAACTGAACCACAACTCGCTACCGGCCTTCCGTATCGTCGGTATGAGGATCTCCAGCGAGCGTTCCGATATCGTCTGTGCCTCTTCGACCCAGCATCGGTCGATGCCCTCGGCGGACTTCAATTGCTCGGCGGTCATATGTCCCAGCCCCTGGAAGACGAACGTCGTGCCGTTGCGGCCACGGATTTCATGCTCGAAGCTAGTATAGAAGTTTGTCCCCAGCGCCTTGATTTTATCGTCCAGTAATTGCTTAACGCTTTCCTTGATCGAGCGTTGCACTTCACGGGCGCAGAGAATACGCAGCGTCTCCTTGCCTCCAGCCGCCAGCAATGCCGTAGCGAACGAGTGCGACTTGCCGCTACCCCTGCCGCCATAGAAAGCCTTGTAGCGCGACTTATCGAACAGCCCTTCAAATGCGTATGGAACGGCTTGGTTATTCACTCGGCTTGACCAGCGTGATCTTGAACGATAGGTCTTCGCCCTCGGCGTCCTCGAATACCTGTGGCGCCGCCCAGCGCATCCGCGCCTTTGTCCACCATATCGCCGCCGTCGTATCCCCGGCCATCGCCTTATTGAATAACGACCCGGCAACCTTGGCGTTTGCCTTGACCGCAGCCGTATCGAGTTCCTTGCGGAAATGCTTTCGCAGCGTCTTGTCGTCAATGCCGTTTCGCACCACCCGGCAGATAGACTCCTGCGGGATACCAACCGCGCTCATTTGCTCGACCAGCTTGCGCTCGTCATCTGTCGGCTTGAAGCTGGGTTTGGTAACTTTCTTCGCCACTACATCCCCCAGTCAACGGGTATCGTCACCTGGCACGATGCCAGGCTGACACTGATTGCTAACATGAAAAGGAGCCGCTTCACATCATTGCCTTTTTATTGTGGGGAATTTCTTAGCCCCTTTGGCTGCGTGTTTGGAGCGTGAAGGTCGGCGCTACCCCGCCGCTGTGACGCTGGAACGTCCATCGCTTGCTTTTCACGCTTTGGATAGGACTTGGCTAACGGTTTAATTTGTTCTGCCATTTCTTTGTCTAGTGGCATAAGATACCTATGTTTACTAGGCGTCTGCACAATACAGCATTGCGACGGCTTCACGGTCGTCCGTCGTTGCCCTTGTTGAATGTTCCACCCTTTCTCTGCGACTTGCCGAGAGTGCAAACGCTTCCCCCTGTGCCAATACTCCACGCCTTTTGGTGTATCTCCACAATACACCCAGTTGCCCCCTTGGTATATGCCGCCATGGTGACCATACTGTGGGTCAGCAAAACTCACAATAATCCTCAATTTTGGGTTCGACTTCTTTAAGAAAGCAACAGCAATTTTAATGATCCGTGTTACGGGGCTAACGTGTTTTGTCAGCGCCACCCGCGTTAACTCGCATCCCTCATATTGGGTTAGGTTATATGGTTTTAATAAATTTGAAGATGCCCCTCTACTAAATATCACGACGCCTATGAACTTTCTGCACTCCCAAACACCGACTTTCGTCAGCGGCGGAACTGGAACAGCCTTTGAATAATGCCAATGCTCGACGGCATACTTCGCCGCCTTATGTGTGGCCCAATCTAGCTTTAACTCAGGTCGTGAACTCATGGCCGCACTCTGGACACTCGACGGGTTTCTTTTGATCTAGCCTTCCTTGGTCATCTTCGGTTCCCGGCGCGAAGTTTAACCCGTTAATCATTATTTCCAAATCATCTTCACCAAAGCCAACAAGCGATAGATTAAACCCCTCATCGTCCAACCCCTTCATTTCGACCGCCAGCAAGTCCATATCCCATCCGGCGTTCAGTGCCAGTTGGTTGTCGGCTATCATGTACGCCTTGCGTTGTGTCTCGCTTAGATGGGAAAGGTAGACGCAAGGGACCGACTTGCGCTTTAGCTTCCGCGATGCCAGAACCCGGCCATGCCCTGCCAGGATGGTGTTATCGTCTGCCAGCAATATAGGATTGTTGAATCCGAACTCTTTAATAGAGGCGGCTATCTGCGCGACTTGCGCCTCGGAGTGCGTCCTGGCGTTAGCCGCATAAGGGACTAGCGTGTCAATCTCGATCTGCGCTATTTCCATTTTCCGCACTTTTTAGCCGATAGAATTTATGGCCCCCGATGGCTACCGTCGGTTCCACCAGGTCGAGCCAGTCCGGTTCGATGCTGTTCGCGTGATAGTGCGTCGTTCCCTCGCTGAGATCGAAAGGCTGAATGAGTGACCACCGCGCTACCTTTATCGCTTTGTGCCATGCTTTCCAATCCTCGACAAGCTCTGGCTGGCCGTCGCACCAGAACGAGAACTGGCATTGATGCTTGACCATTTGGCCGCTGTCGTGGCGCGGGCCTTGCTGAACGACGCTGCAAATATCTGTCGGGTAGTCATCCAAGTCCACTCTGTTCAGTACTGTGAAAGCCACCATTGCTTGGCCAGCGAGCGGTTCTGATCTCGCCTCGAAGTATACCGCCATTGCCAAGCAGATAACGGCGGCTGTCATTTACTAGATTGCCTCCCATAGATTTCGTGAAGGTTGTTTTGCGGCCCTGCCGGACGGTCTGCGTTTCTGTCTTGTCGTTTCTTGCAATAACCCAGGCAGCGCGGCGGTTGCGGGGTTTGCGGCTAGTAGGTCTGCGCTGGCGGCTTTGGCTGGGTCGAATTTGGCTTTAGGGCTTCGCAGCATCTTCTCATCGAAAACAATAAAAGTGTCCGTCACCGACTCCCCAAACGGGCCGCCCCAATCTTCTGCCACGCTCACAGAATCAAAACCTTTTTTCTTGAAAACTTCTGTCGCTCTTGCCCTCAATTCTGCCGATGTTGTGCCAGCCATATCTCTTATAACGCCCTCAAACGCCTCAAAGGCTTCCACATCATCCAGCTTATTTATTTCTTTAGGGTCAAAACCAAATAAGCCCGTTAAAACGTCCTTTTCTGTAAACTCACCTGTATCTATCGCCTGATACAATCTATCAGCGTCATCTTGCAGCGCAGTTTGCTTGTTGCGCATCTTTTTCCACTGCTTATCCTTACTCAGAAAAGCCTCAAGCTCGCCCCTATCTTGAAACGCTTTTGTGTTCTA